CACTTTAGGCTTAAATTCAAACGTCAGCACATTCGGAGAGCCTTTACCATATGTGTCCGTTCCCGTATATGAACCATAAACAAACTTTGTAGATTCATATATCATGTCTTTCGGGATTCCCAAATACTCATATTCGTACCCACCAACAAGACCGCTGTCTGGATAGGCATTTCTATTATCGGAAGTAACGATTTCGTATTCTCCATAACCTGTCCCCACAGACACTTCCGATGCACGAACCGAAATAGGTGCGCTCGCACCCAAACGTACATTGAAAGTGTAACACTTGACTGTATAGGTGTTGTCTTCCTCGGAAGTTGTGAACGTGGATTCAGCAGGTAAGTAATAAATTTTGTTGTTTTTTGCAACGATATAGCAAGGCACTATATTTTGAACCTGCGTCACAACATTGGGATAATTGTATGGATTTATCTGCAGTGTATTAATTGGTTCTGCCAATGATACAGTTCCATCATCGTTCAATGTTACCGATGATGAATATTGTAGTGTAGCTCTATCAGATGAAGAAGAAACCTGCGCAATGGTGATCTCGCCTGAAATGGCGGTTTTAACTTCTATGTCACCAACAGTTCTACGCTTCCATGTGTAATCATGCAAAAACCCGACTTCCTCTTGACAGATATCTTCAACTTCGCCATAGATTTCATTTGCCTTTTCGTCAAGCTCCGAATATATCTTATTCACCGTTTCACGCATTTCCGGCAATGTTCGCATGGAATCCATGAACGGTTCACCGAACAAAGCAACAGGTTCACCGACACTCAGGCCGTCAAGCGGAATTCTCCAAAGCGGATAATCATGAAGATAAGAATTTCCGTTTGTGATATCCCCGACAGTGTATTCTGGATCAACAGGATTGCTTGCCACTTCTGTGCCTTTGATGACCACAAGGTTGCATTCTTCAACGCCTGTTACATTGTCTTTGGTGTATCGGGCAACAATCAAATCATTGCGCTTCTTGCCCTGCGCACCGCTTTCAATAGTCAAATCAGCATAGGTGTCAGGATTCAGGCGAACAAAGCGCCCCTGCATCATCAGTTCACCATCTAAAATGCGGATTTGATTATTGGTGATAATCTGAGCTTCAAACACTTTGCCTTTGTCAAGAACAAAATCACCTGTGCCAATCAAGGCAGCGTTGAAAGCGCCCTGGTCAATTGCAGTGATGTGTTCTTGACCTGCAAAGCCTGTTACCAGGTGTAAATTTGCCATATTCAATCACCCACTTCATATGAAATAGTTGTTTGACCGTTTTTGATGGTCACAATCTTTTTGATAATCTCTGCCGCCACTGCAAGCCCTGTGATGTTGTCATATGCGCCAACGATGTCACCGATGTCATATATGTCATCACTGGCATCAAAGTCAACAGACATTTCATCCGTTGCCCACAGTTGCTTCAGATAAAGTTCACCGCTGTCAACAAGTTCTTCCAACGATTCAACATTCGGATAATCATAAACAGCAGTGATTTCATCGAAGCCAAACAATGTCTGTTCTTCGCTGATATTGCCGAATTCATCAGCAAACAAGTGGACAACTGTTCTTTCGGCAAGCTCACCTGTGCCAAGGCAGACCAAGTGATTCACTGTCTTGTAATTCTTCCTTGCTTTGAATTCAATCAGATCGGAATCGAATTCTTCCTGTGCAGTATAATCACATTTTGCAGTTGCACCAACCGTCACTTGACCGTTCTTGAATGCAATCTTCAACTTCAAACCTGCCTTTTTCAGCATTTTCATCAAGCCAGAATATGCATCTATATAACGATCAAATTTGAATTTGTTGATTGTCACACCTGCCTGTTCATCTGCCACAACAACGAAAGGGAAAAGCGCACATCTGTTCAAGATGAACCGCAAGCAATCATTTGCATCACCACTGACAACAAGATAGCTTTCAGCATAAGAATTGCCCTGGTTGTCAATCGTTTGGATTGTTACGCCATCCACTTCAAATGTGGAATCTTCGCCTTGTATTTCGCTTTCGTGCAGTGGTTCAATGACTTTGCTTGCAAGAATTCCATGCCATGTTCTGCCCGAATAAACAACTTCCTTGGTGGTGCTATTGCTTGCTACGCTGTCAATAACACCACCATATTCAGTGCCTTCCACATATAACAGGGAACCAGGTTCACAACAGTGGGCTTCGGCAAGCAATGTGCATTCAAAATCGTTTTCGCTTTTGCCGAAAGCAAGGTCAAGGTCATAGTTGAGCAAAACGCCCTGATCTTCTCTGTCAGCGTTTGTGAAAATCAAATCCATTTCGGTTCACTCCGTTCTTCAAGAAGCACAATATCAACGCCAAAGTCACCTTCCCAAATCACAGCATTTGTGCCTGATGGCATCTTTTCAAAAGCATAGTTTTCCCTGTTGCGCAGGTGGAACACGTTTGTTGTTGTGCCATCAACAGCAGTCAAATATATTCGTTTGGTAACAGAATCAATGGTGAGATATTCGCCGGATTTGACTTCGCAGAACACTTGATATAAATGCCCTGCAACATAAACTGCCGGATCAGTGCAAGCGCCATAGATTATCATCTTGAAGTCTGTGGGAACAAAGCCTGTGTTGTTCAGCTTCTTGTTGCCCATGCCGCTTGAATAGTCAAACGGATGGCCATGTGCAAAATCTAGATTCTTGCCGCCTGTGTCTTCACTCAATTTTCTGAAGGTGAAGGTTTCTTCTTTCACCCAATACGGAAAATCAGAAGTCAGTGTCAGTGTCAGCTTCATATAGCGTTTTGTTATCAGATAATCTTTCTTTTTCGACTTCGTAACAAAACACCTGAAATAATACTGACCGACAATGATTTTGCCGTGTTTCATGGCAAGCGCATCTTTTTCAACAACTTCAAGCAATCTGTTCTTTGCGGCAACGCCTTCAGCTTCTGTTTTGCAGATGATAACAACAGGAAGTTTCCGCTTTACCACACCACGTTTCAAAGCGGAAATCCTGTCATTCTTCTTTGTCACCTGCCATTCATAGTCATGCAGTTCACTGGTGTCAACAAAGATGCCATCCTTGCCGAATTCAAACACTTCATTCATGTGGTTTTTATAAATCAACTGTTCAAGCATCTTAGTTCACCGCCTTCACAAGTCTTGCAAATTCACGATTGTTGACATCAAACTTCATTTTGCTGAATGCTTCTTCCATCATGTCAGGGAATGCGCCAAGAAAGTCTTGGAAGATTTCCTTCAGTGCCTGTGTGTCAGTGGGCTGACCACCTATTCCGGCTGCGTTCATGTCAGCCGCAACAGCGCTGATCCATGCCCTGTTCTGGTCAAGCGGAACAACAGCTTCTGCACCATCACCTTCAAGGAAACCAAGCTGTCCTTTGCCAAGCACACCGCCCTTGGCCATTTTGGGAATAGGGATGTTTTGATTTGATGCTTGCTTTGCTTTCTCGGCAATCGCAGAAGCAGACCCTTTGATGTTAATTGCGCCACCAGTAAGCACAGCGCCAATCGTTGATGCAAAACCTTCTGCAAGCGCCTTGCCCCACTTTTCGCCAACTCCAAAGAATTCTGCTATCTTGTCAGCACCAGTCAAATCCATGACAAGCTGACTGATCATTACTCCGGCAGATGCGCAAAGCTGATTTACGATTTCGGGCAGTTTACCGACAATGCCAAGGAATAATTGCAAACCTGCTTCTGCAATCAGCAGAAGGTTTTCTTGCTTAGTCAATTCTGTGGCCAACTTCGTAACAACTTCAAGTGCCGCACCGACCAACAACGGCAGGTTTTCAATCAAGGCTGTTGAGATTTTTGTGATAAACGTGATTGCCGTATTAACTAACAAAGCAAGGTTTTCTTCTGTTGTGAGAAATTCAACCAGTCTTGTCATCAAGTTGATTGCTGCATCTACCAACAACGGCAAGTTTTCAGTGATTGCGATTCCAAGCGCCGTTATTATCTCAACCGCAGCTTCAAGCAACGCTTCCAGTGTTTCAGGATCGGTCAGTGTTTCAACAATCTGCGTGATTGTGGCAACCGCTGTCGAAGCCAATTCAGGGATTGCATCAGCAATGCCTGTTGCCAGGTTGACAAGTATTTCTGCACCTGCGCTGATGATTGTGGGCAGATTTTCAAGCACAAACTGGACGAAGCCAACCGCAATGTCAACCGCCGCCTGTGACAGTGAAGAAGCGTTTTGTTGGATGCCCTGAATCAACGATGCCAAAATTTGTGTGCCAACTTCAAAAACTGTTGTTGCCAACTGCGGAACACTTGACATCAAGCCAGAAATCAAGTCTTGAACAATCCCAGGAACATGTTCTGACAGAAGTGTGTCAGCAAGTGTGACCAAACTGCTGGCAATATTCGGCAGCGTTCCAAGCAAAACAGGCACAACATTTTCGGAAACAGTGATGACCGTTTCTGAAAGGTTTGTTATCAAAGCTTCCATGTCCGCTGTGTCATCAGACAAGCCAGTCAAAAAGTTTGTCCAAGCGCCTTTCATACTGGCAACACTGCCCTGGATCGTTGTGCTTGCTTCTTTTGCCGTTG